GGTTATTAATCACCTAAAGATTACAGGAAGTATAACTAATAGAGAGGCTCTACTGGATTATCAGATAGCTTCACTGAGTAAAGTTATATCTACATTACGCGCTGAAGGTTATGTTATACTTGGGGCGTGGCGTAAGCATCCTATCACACGAAATAACTATAAACGGTATTGGGTAACAGATAAGGAAAACATCGTTAGAAAGGAAGTAATATGAGTTTATGTGGTGAGATAGAAAATCTTGAGTACGAGACATCATACCTAGAGCATGAGATCAAAGAGTTACATAAGGCTTATGCCTACGCGCAAAGTAGATTGATTAGACTGAAACAAGTAGAGGAGAGAGGCAGTGACTGAAGAACAAAAACAAATAGCGTCATTGATTGCACAAGTCAGGTGTATCAAAGAGCGACTATTAATTGTAGAGCAAAGAGAGATACATAGGGAGCAGAACAAATGATAGTTAAACCTAAGAAATGCCCCAACTGTTTTGGCGATGGTTGGATTCCTATCATAAAAGTAATAAGAGCGTCAGGAGATTTTACTAATAGTGAATTGGCTGATACGGGTCGCACAGAGAGTTGCCCAGAATGTAATGGAACTGGAGAGGAAAAGAATTATGCGTAATACATCAATTTTAATATCTGTAGCAGTGGTGATGACACTAATCTGTTACGCTAATGTTAGTAAGGCAGATGAAAATATTGTATCATCTAACATCAAACATATCTATGAAGATATAACTATTAACAAACCCTATGAGGTTAAGGAGTGTTACTTCAAAGAAGTTCCCGTCTACTCTGAAGTACCATCAACTATAACAAGTGGTGCAGATGTAGTCACAGGCATGATACTTGGTGGCTTGTTAGGTAAAGTCGTGACAGGTAAAGATAGAGGTGCAGTAGGAGGAGCTATGCTAGGTGGTGTATTATCTGCGGCCCCAAGAAAGAACCAACGTATGTTGAGAGGACATATGAAAGAAGAAGTGTGTCATATTAAAGCTAAGGCTAAGTGGGTTACTACAAGAGAATACGCCTACTCATTAATAACATTTGAGACTTCAGATGGACATACATACGAATTACAATTTCAAAGATAGGAGAGACACAACATGGACATACATATTATACATATACTATTCATAGCCCTCTACATTGGAGGATTTATTGTTTGTTACAAAATTGCAGGGAAAAACAGAAGATGAGCATACCAACAGAGAAAGATACACTATCAACAATGGTAGATTACTATATGAAATCCCCTAGCTTTTGTGGCTTATCTGCCCCGACACAGGTGAGTTATGATCGACAGTTAAATAAGTCTTGCATCACTGAGGTGCAAGGCAACGTCGAGCTAGGTAACATTAAACTAAAGAACATAAGCATTAAACATATTAGTGATGCCTATGAGCAGTGGTTAAAGGTAGGCAGGAGAACAGCTAACCTTAGAGCCGCTATTCTTAATGTTGTATTCAAGTATGCAATGCAAAAAGAGATCACGCACAAGAACCCTATCAACAATCTAACACGCAAGGCCGATGGTGTTCGCAGTGTCAGGTGGTCACGCGGTGATGTTAAGCAGTTCTTAGAGGTAGCCTACTCAGATTTCAGGTGGCGGTCTATTGGTTTGATAACTCATATGTCATACGATTGGGCGCAACGTGTCGGGGATATGCGTAACTTAAAGTGGAAGTCCATAAACTTTGATGAGAAACGATTAGACATAATACAGAGTAAGCGAGGTGCTGAAGTACATCTACCTATTAGTGATAACCTAATAAAAATGTTACGTCGGCAAGAAGAAGACTTTGGCTTTCAAGAATATGTCGCGCCCAGGGTACGACCCATAGCACAGTCTTACACTCCCTATAACATCAAAGAAGTATCGTACTTGATTAATGAAGTTAAGGCTAAAGCTAACTTACCTAAAGAACTAACAGCTATGGATCTTCGTCGTACAGCTATCACTGAGATGGTTGAGAGTGGCGTTGACTTGGCTGGTGTTATGCAAGTTAGTGGACATAGATCACCGCAGAGTGTTAAGCCTTACTTAGTCAATACATATAGTGGTGCAGTCAAGGCACTGGAAGGTAGGAACTTAGATGAGCGTTAGGGAGTTTGTCTTAGACTTAGGCTTAACGGATGGGCAGAGTGTTAGATGCACCTGTCCTGTCTGCCATAGTGCAAATGATTTTAGTGTTAGTAACATTGATGGTCTAATCTTATACAGATGCTATAAGTTAAGTTGTCATACATCGAGTGCGATACCAGTATCTTTATCTGTCACAGAGATACAAGAGAAGTTACGCAATCGAGATGCAACACTTAGCAAGAAGAAAGCATCAGACCTATGGGTAATACCCGAATATGTAATTGCACCATCGCAGAACAATAAAGTATTACAAACATTTATAGATCGTTGGGACTTACATGATGTTGAGATACTCTTTGACGTTAAAGATAAACGTGCAGTGTTTCCTATCAGAAGTAACAACAGTCTTATAGATGCTACAGGCAGGTCGCTAGATGGGGGAATTCCTAAGTGGTTTCGTTATACAGGTAACTCACCTGTCTACACTGCCTGTCGAGGTAAACCTAATGGTACTGTAGTTATTGTTGAGGATGTCATTAGTGCTAACACTATATGTAGTGTGTGTCCTAATGTCACAGGTATGGCTATCTTAGGTACATCATTAAGTAGTACACACATAGAATACATACAAGATTTTGTTCGGGTTATCGTAGCACTTGACCCCGATGCAACACACAAGACCTTGGAGTACAGACGAGAGATAGCGTCTTGGACAGGCGTAGACACTATTGCTATGCGTTTGCAGGACGATATAAAGTACAGAAAGCTTGAGGACTTAACCAAGTTAAAAATATTGTGTGGTTAAACACAGATCTATCTGCCACAGCAAAAGAAGCACATTACCCTGCTTGTGTAGGGCTGTGTCAAATTGGTAGGGGTAAAGTAATGGAGTGTTGGAACGATGGCAAAAGCAGATCAACAAAATGGTATCTATGGCCTTTACCAATGAGATGGATAGGTTGGGATAGCAGGGGATCATTTTTAGGAAGAAGAAGAAAGGTATAGAGTGACAGAAGTAGCATTATTAAAAACATTATTAGATAAAGATTTCTATGAACTACACAAAGGGATACGATGCCCAGATAAAATATTTACTAAAGATGTAAGGAAAGTAAAACAAACATTAGATTATGCAATGCAGAAATACGACCAAGGGCTATCACTAGCTGACTTGGAAGCATTGTTTTATGCGTCTAACAAGACACTCACGACATCAAGTAAAGAGCAGTACCATAAGATATTTAAGAAGATGGCAAGCAGTAGTGCATTAAATGCTGAAGTAGCTACTGAAGTTATCTCTAGGTTGTTTCAACAGCAGGTTGGTGAGGAAGTAGCTAACATTGGGTTTGACTTTGTTAATGGTACACAGACTAGCTTAGAACCATTGCGTAAACTTGTAGATAAATACAAGGATGATTTTACACCTAACATAAAAATTAAGTACGAAAACATGGACCTAGACTCCATATGGGAAGACAACGAGGATGAAACAAAATGGAAGTTTAATATACCTACCCTACAGCGTCGTGTAGAGGGTGTTACAGGGGGTCATTTTGTTATAGTAGGTGCGCGTCCAAACACAGGGAAGACGAGCTTCCACGCCTCTATTATAGCCTCTGAAGGGGGCTTCGCTGAACAAGGTGCAAAGTGTTTAGTTTTATGTAATGAAGAGGCATCAAAAGTGGTACGTTTAAGGTACACAAATGCAGGTACAGGCATGGGAAAAGAGGAAGGAAAAAGAAATAGAGCTAAGTCACTTTTAATGTATAATAGAGTAAAACCTTACATTGCTTTATCCGATGGGACAGGTGAAGAAATGCCTTGGGTAGAGGCGGCAGTTAAATCACATAGACCTGACATTGTTATATTAGATATGGGGCATAAGTATGCAGAACGTACCAGTGATAAGACTGATGTATATTTAAAAGATGCAGCAATTCACGCACGAAACATAGCAAAGCAATATGACTGTGTTGTGTTTTGGATGACACAATTAAGTGCTTCGGCAGAGGGTCTAGTCAACCCAGATATGTCTATGATTGAAGGGAGTAAAACAGGTTTGGCAGGTGAAGCTGATCTTATGATACTCATATCTAAGAACAGGAAAATAGAGGGAGCCGAAGAGTCTGAAGACAGTCAGAGACATTTAACTATAGCTAAGAATAAAATCAGTGGCTTTCATGGGCGTATAACGTGCCAGTTAGATGGTGCAGTTGCTAGGTTCACAGCATGAGGTTAGTGCTAGATGTTGAGAACACAACGACTAAGCGTAATAACAAGACACATATGGACCCCTTTGAGCCTAATAACTTTCTGGTTCAAGTGGGTACTAAGAATGTAGATGTACCCAGTGAACGACATCTGTTGACGTTTGATCATGTTGAGTACACGGATCGAAGTGGTGATAATTCCAGGCTATTACAAACTATACTAAACAAGACGACCTTACTGATCATGCACAATGCACAGCACGATTTGATGTGGCTGTGGGCATCAGGTTTTAAGTATGATGGCGAAATATATGACACTATGTTAGCTGAATATATATTACAGCGAGGGCAGAAACAGCCGTTGAGTTTACTGGCCTGTGCCGAACGACGAAAC